AGCAGCGGGACGACGTGGTCCAGGGAGGCGTCTTGTGCCAGCTTGTCACCGTATTCCTTGGTGACGGCGGCAACGATGGTTTGTTGATTCTTCGCGGGTTTCAGGGTCTTGATGCTGCCGACGATGGCAGTCAAGTCCCCGATCTGCGCGTCCTGCGCCAGCACGGGCAGCAGCGCGCCACGGAGGGCGGCTACGACGCGTTTGGCGTTCGTCGACAGTTTTTTCATGGTTCTCGGTTTCTCCGAAAGTTTAGAATCACCGACCACGACATCCGGGCCGGCACGTCCCACTTCTACAAGGGCAACGTGATTACCCTTGATATTGCGCATAATACCATCGTATGGTTTACCCTCATACACTCCGGGGGTCATATCCGCGTCATAGCTGTACGCACAGGACAGTTCACGCTGCTGATTCGTGTTGATGCCGGCGATCGCCGTTGCCGTCCACACGACAAGGCTGTTGCGCAAAAATGGCTCGTCAAAGCGCGCGTCCGTCCCGGTGCTGCCGACGACGAACTGCTGCGACGGGGCTTCCGCCGTGACCGGGATATGACGGTCGAGCAGGGGAATATTGTTGAACGTGTCGGCCGCCTTCTTCAGTTCCTCGGGATCGCGCAGAAGCATGTAGACGCGGTCCGGGTCCAGGCCCAGCACATCGCAGCCGGGAATCTCGCACCCTCGATAGGGGTTGACGGTGGCTTTCGAAATGTTGGACATGGCGATGTACATCCGGCCGAACTTGTCGACCGTACGCGCGCTTTTGTCCATTGCGAGAATGAGTCCCGTCATAACGCCGCCCCGTTATTGATTTTCATATCGATCTCTTTCATAAAAGCATCGTGTTTGCTGCAGATGCGGTGCACGAAGAACACCGACGCGCTCACACCCACCCCGAGCAGCACGACAAGCGCGGTCAGCAGACCCTCGGCGCTCATTTCTCAACCTTGAGATGTTTTGCGAACAGGCCACCCACTGCCGGGAACACGATAGCGACAGCCAGAAAAACGATGATGAGGAATGCCATTTTTATTTTCTCCATTTATCGTGGGTTTGCGAGAACGTACCGTTGCAGGTCTTTATACAACGGATGGTCGGCCAGATCGATACGCGCAGTATCCATCGAATCCATGACGTCGCGCTCGATCGTGACCTTTACAGTGGTGATGTATCCGCTTTTACCGCTCGTGTTGAACGAGATGTGAAACGTATTGGTGGGTTCAAGTGCCATTTTTATTTTCCTTAATCATCGATACCGGGGATGACGACCGACGACGTGCAGCGACAGTTGATTTTCTCGCCGGGCATGATGTATTCACCATCGATCAAACATCCAACGGTGACATCATATATCGTTCCGTCCGCTTCCACATGGGATTTTCGGGGGTGAACGCCGCCGCGACTGTGCCGCCATTTGGCCTTGGTCAACCCCAACGATATCCTTCTCGCTTTGGTTATGACCGCCGTAGCTTTTGCGTTTTGGTCACGCGCTATCAAGGCCGCCCGATTCTTCGATTTCGCACCCAGGGCGAGCAGTTCTTCCCGCAACGTCTTGAGGTCGCGCCCGGCCTGCACGCTGCGCATGACGGCGCCTTCAATCGCGGTGAACTGCTGCGAGGGGATCGACTTAATCAACGCGACGTTCTCGACGAGCACGGAATCAAACGCATCTTTCATCGCGGCCGTTGGCTTGAACGGAACGGAGAAGCCCGCGTCTTTCAACACCTTTGCCATGGTCCGTTCGGCCTGCGCCTGCGCCTGCGTGGCGAATGCGTCCGCGATCTTCGTCGATGCTTCGTCGAACAGCCGAATCCAGCGCCGCGCCAACTTGCGCATGGTCTTTCGCAGTTCTTCCGACGGCGTCGCGTCCATTGCCATTGCAGGCGGGTTGGCACGATACGTCGCGCTGATCCAGTACAAAATCGATTTGTTCATGTCGTCAACAAGGTTCAGCAGCGCCCGTTGATACGCCACTTCGACGCCGACGTTCGGTCGCACAGGCTTGAGCGTGACGGCCTTACCGGGTGCCCGTAGCTGCGTCATCGTCGTCTTCCTCATTCTCATCCGGCGGCGCTATCTTGACGCCCAGGTCCAGCCCGTTATACCCGCTATGCTCGTCGTCGGCCAGCTTTTGGCGGACTTCCTCGGGCGTTACCGCGCCGATCTCGACGAGGATTGCAGCGGCTTCCGCGTCGCTCTTATGGTTGGCGGCAATCTCCGCTTCGGTCTGCTGCCAGAGGGACACGAAGTCGAAAACGATATCCTCGTCGACGTCGCCAAACTCGGACAGTTGAATGAGTTTGATAACCTTCGTCAGATTGTCGCGAAACAGCCGTTCCTGCATGTCGCGCACATGGTCGTAGAAGATTTCGATGTCACCTTCCGAGTTGGCGTTCAGGCCGGACGGCGTGATGCCCAACAGGATAGGCAGCGGCATCGACGCGACGGACGCCATGTGCTCTTGGGCCTGCGCCTGGAGTTGGTCGAGCGTGGACAGCGGCGTGTTGTACTGGAAGAACTCTTCAGAGTCGAAGTCCAACAGCATCATCCCCTGATTGTCCCGCATGTCCGCGTACAACTGCGCTCGCGCCAGCAGATCGTCGCCGGGCTCGCCTGCCAATACCGCCTGCATGTTCGTCTTGATCCCCGACGTCGAATAATTGGAGATCATCCGGTTGACGCTGTCGCGCGTCTTCAGCCAGTTGTTCACGTAAGGCATCGCAAGCTGACTCATGCTCATCCCGCCGAAGTTGTACGCCGGTTTGAGGATGTCCGGTAGCGGGCGGCCAACGAACGTGAGTAGGCGCGTCGAGTGCACCTTCTGGCCCATCACGAACCACGACGACGGGTTGAAATAGTCGTCACGCAGCGGGTTAGACGCGCTGTACGAGTTCGGATATGTGAACATCGCCTCGACCAGCTTGAACTTGCGCAGCTTGCCTTTGATGATCGTCGCGTCTTCGAACAACGCGATCTCCAGGCGGTCGCCGTCCTGCTCGCCCAGGTCGACGAACAGTTGCGCGCGACCGAAAAAGCCGTCATGGATCGCTGCCTCGGTAAAAAGTTTGCGCACGTTAAGTCGGGTCAGCGCGTCTTCAATCTGCGAGATGCGCTCGCTTTTATCCGTATCGCCCTTCGAATGGAGTTTGATCCATTTCCGGGTCATGGCTTGCGCGGTCTTCTCGGACAGCATCCGGTATTCGGCAACCTGCGTCAGTTGCGCGAGCACGGGATAGCCGGGGAACGCCTGTTGGCAACCGTACATCGCGTTGGCGTAGCCGTAAACGCTTTGCATCTCGTTGTCCATCGCCAGCTTGACGGCATCGGGGATGACGCCCGGCAGCATTCGCGGCGGCCCGAACTGCGGTGGCGTCGGGCCAACGTCCGATTCTTTCAGCCCGCGAGCCCAAGCGCGCAGCCGCTCGCCGATACGTAGAGATTTCATGTTCAACCTTTCTTAGCGAGCACGGCGAGCAATGATTACACCCGTTGCCGTCAACGTACTCGCCGTGAACGTTCCTTGGGCAACCAGATAGACCGTAGTCGTCGTACTCACGTTAATGCGTTGCATGGGGACCGAACCATTCGGCAGGGTAGCACTTACGAATCCGCCCACACCGTATTGGTGCTGGTAATAATACGGCTGCGCCGGCAGCGTGGCACTCACCGTGTTCAAACCGCCCACAACGCGGCTCGTCGACGTGGACGATGTGCCATTAAATGCAATAGAGCCGCTCACATCCCAGTCACCGGGAGTCAGGGTTACTGAGGTAACGTTGGCAGATACCGCTGTGGTAAGAGATACGTTCGTGCCAGTATTCTTAATGACTTCGCCGATGCTGCCGGCGTTGGCTTCATCGGCAAGCGTGGTGCCGGGTGTTTTTGGCGGATAGCTCATGCTGCACCCCGGATATTCCACTTGTCGTTGGCGTTCCCCGTCAACCGCATCTGCATCACCGGGGCCATCAACGAGACAGTGATGAAATTGGTCTGCGTAACGTCAACTCCAGGCGTGAAAAAGTCGGTGCCGTTGGTCGTCAGTTCAATTGCGCGATTGCCTGTAGTGCTGGACAACGTGATGGACGCCGGCAAATTCGTAGTAGCAATATTCACGGTGATCGTCCCGCCGACAGGGATAACCCCCTCTTGATAAGCAATGGTCATTTTCGAACCCTCTGTAAAAGTTGTTTGTTGATGGACATTCTACCGGGAAGGGGTACAAGCCTTGCGTATGCCCTGGACAACGCGTCGACCTGATCCTTATACGTCCCGTTCGGAAACGCGCGCATCTCTTCCAGTAGCGGCCGATTCCATTCGCCGCGCAGCATCATCACATTGCCGATGTTGACTTCAGACGCCAGCGGGATAGCGCGCGTTTCCTTGTCGCCGCTTTCCGGACCCCATACCACAGAACAGCCCTTCAATTTCTTGACGAGATATTCCGTCTGCGCCGTGCCGCCCGCGCCAGGATCGTCCGGGATGTCCTGCTTGATCAGACGCCCGTCCATGACCGCGACGTTGCGAATGCTGTCGTCCCGCGATCCCGGCGCCTTCTGGAAGCGCGCGATGTCGGCGATGATGGGGCGTCCGGTTGGTTGATGGATGCCCAGCAGCCCACCCACCGTGTACGCCCCGCCACCTTCCGTCGCAGCCAAGTCCCACCCGCGCACCCAGGTGATGCGCCCGGCTGGCAGCGTGTCGACGATCTCGATCTTGTCCGGCTTGAACATCAGGCCGTCTTTCGGCTTCGGTATCTGCTGGAAGAGTGCGCCCCACGTGCGCGCCTCGCCCCGGAACTGCGCCCAGTGCTTATCGGTGAACCACTCGGGCCAGAGCATTTCGCCGCGCTTCCTGCCAAGCGGGTCGGTATCGGTATCGCATTCAGCCTGAAGACACAGCACACGCCACACGTTGCCGTCGCGGCACATGATGTCGCCCGACTCGCCGTTCCAGCCTTCAGGCAAGATGCGGCCGGCAAGGTCGTCTTCGTGCCATCTGGTTTGTATGATCACTATGGACCCGCCAGGGACAAGACGGGTCTTCAAGTCTTCGTTGTACGCTTCCCAC